TACTAATCTACACGAATTATTCGTTCTTTTTTGAGTTTGGTACCCCACCCCCCTTTTGTTTCCGTACCCCCCCCCTTGTTTTTGACACGCCTTGCCAAAAAAATTTTCTACCTATAAACTCGGTTCCTATGGATGAAATAGATAGCGCGGCGTCTAAAGGACGTATAGGAGAATGCTTAGTAATCTATCTACTAGAGAAGTGTGGGGTAGAGTGCCACCATGTAGATCGTTCCGGCGTAGACCTGTGGTGTCAGTCGCGTAACAAGGATGTATTCACCGTGCAGGTAAAATCCGCTAATGTAAGTTCTGATAGACCCAAATACCCTTTTAATGTAACCACAACTAAGACCGCAGACTTCTACGTGTTTGTAGCTTTGGACTTAGAGCAGGTAATAGTAAAGCCAGTAGCAGAGATAACTTATAAGACAACTTTACGAATACCAATAGCGGACTTTACTGAGGAAGAATCTAAGAGGGGACTAGACTTACTAAGTAATTTTAAAAGGGAAGACCATCTTCCACGGCTATAAGAAGAAGTCCTGTTACAAAAATAACACAGAAAGAAATAAGAAACATAGAAAAGCAAATCACAAAAGTAACCTTAGTAGTTAGTACAGCGTTGAAAGAGGTCACATTATAGGCGTGTAGCCCCCTCACGGGAAATGCATAATATCTATTAGGGGCATACCATAAATGATATGACTTGTTTTGCTTGTACGCGTAAATTAATTATGGTACAAATGCACTTCCGGTGAATAACCTGCGACTACATTATGACGATTAAACTCGAACCTGAAGTTGGGGTTCCGCTTTTTGACGATGACCCTGCGGTGGACTTGACTGTCCGTGCGCAAGCAGCAAGAACTACGGCCTTAGAGCTAGCAGAACATGGGTTAGAGTTGAAACCCACCAAAGAAGACGAAGACGTAGCCGCTAAAATTGCTATGGCGTACGCTAGCGACCCCGAAAAAACATCCAAGAAAGCCACAAACAAGCGCCTATCTACTCTAACGCCCGCCTCTTTAGTGCTTACAGGTAGCATATTGACCGAGTTTGGGCAGTCAGTAGTGCAATCAGCCACCTCCGTACGACACCTAGTCACCAACAAACTTATACTAGAGACAGAAAATGCCGATCCTCGTGTCCGTATCCGAGCGTTGGAGTTACTAGGTAAGATTTCGGACGTAGGGCTGTTCGCGGAGAAGTCGGAAGTGACCGTTACACACCAGTCAACAGATGATTTGAAGGCGAAACTACGCACTAAACTAGAAAAACTAGTAAATCCTACGCTATCAGTCGAGCAAGAAGTTGTTTTGGACGGCGAAGTTGTAGATATAGACAGCGAATTGGGGATATCTGCGGGTGAGTAGCGCCACTACCGACTTTACGCAAGAAGAAATTCAACATATGTTGGATAACATTGATAGTTTCAGTGCAGATGAGGTGGTAGAGATAGAAAGGCTCGTAGATGAGCTAGGTATACGACGTGCAAACAAGTTAGCGTACGATGATCTGATAGAATTTAGCAAGTTAATGATGCCTGACTTCATTGTAGGTAAGCATCACCGCATATTAGCCGACCTACTCATGGAAATCGAGAGTGGGGTAAAGGATAGAGCATGCGTAAACATCCCTCCTAGGCATGGTAAGTCCCAATTAGTGTCTATTTTCTACCCAGCATGGTATTTAGGCCGTAATCCAGACAAGAAAGTAATGATGGTGTCGCACACGACCGACCTAGCAGTAGATTTTGGTCGTAAAGTACGTAATATCATTGCTAGTGACGCCTATAGAAGCATATTTCCTACAGTAAAGTTAGCCAGTGACTCTAAATCAGCGGGTCGATGGAGCACCAACACAGGTGGAGAGTACTACGCGTGTGGTGTAGGTTCAGCACTAGCGGGCCGTGGTGCTCACTTATTACTCGTAGATGACCCACATTCTGAGCAAGACGTGATTAATGGCAACTTTGCGGTGTTTGAGAAGGCTTATGAATGGTTCACATTCGGTGCTCGTACACGTCTAATGCCGGGGGGTAGTGTAGCTATTATCCAGACTAGATGGCATATGGACGACCTGACAGGGCGTGTTGTTAAAGATATGTCTCAAAACGAGCGATCTGACCAGTATGAGGTCATTGAATTCCCCGCTATACTTAGTATAGACGACCCAGACACGGGCAAGCCTATACAGAAACCCCTGTGGCCTGAGTTCTTTGACCTTGAGGCATTGTTACGTACTAAAGCGTCTATGCCAGTGTTTCAGTGGAACGCTCAGTACCAGCAACAACCTACCGCAGAAGAAGCCGCGCTAGTTAAAAGAGAGTGGTGGAACGAGTGGGAGAAGGAACGGCCTCCAAGTTGTGAGTATATAATCATGTCTTTGGACTCCGCAGCGGAAAAACACAACCGTGCTGACTTTACAGCATTGACTACGTGGGGTGTGTTTCACAATGACGAGACTTCAGCGTATAATATAATATTGCTTAATAGTATAAAAGAGCGTATGGAATTCCATGAGCTAAAAGAAATGGCTATGGAACAGTATACAGAGTGGGAACCGGACGCGTTTATAGTGGAGAAAAAGAGTTCAGGAGTCGCGTTATACCAAGAAATGCGACGTATGGGTTTACTTGTACAGGAATATACCCCTCACAGAGGATCAGGTGATAAACTTGCGCGATTAAACTCAGTATCTGATATTGTACAGTCTGGACTATGTTGGGTTCCCCAGACACGATGGGCCGAAGAAGTAGTAGAAGAGATCGCTGGGTTCCCATTTATGAGCCACGATGATCTAGTGGATTCCACAGTTATGGCACTTATGCGGTTTAGGCAAGGCGGCTTTATACGGTTACCTACAGACGAACCAGAAGACATTAAATATTTTAAACGACGCGGAAGCGGGTTTTACTAATGAAAAATTACTACGGTAAGAAAGGCCCAAAAGGTAAAAGAATAGTAGGTAAAACTGCTAACGATAAATACCACCTAACAAACTATGGTTCTGGAAGCATTCCTACAGACCCTAAAGCAGCTAAGAAACTTGGCGAGGCTTATGATTATTCCTATCAAGCCCCAAAAGAAAAAATAAGAGGTTAGATCATGGCAATTGAAAAAGGTTTGTACGCTGCCCCCGAAGGCGTAGAAGAAAAAGAATTAAGCGGAGAGATGGTTGATTCAGAACTTGCCATTGAGATAGTAAACCCTGAAATGGTAACTTTGGATGATGGTAGCGTAGAGATTACTCTCATTCCGGGCGATGAGTCTGACATGTTAGGGTTTGACGATAACCTAGCTGAAGCCTTAGATGAGGGCGTACTAAACGAGCTAGCAGGTGAGTTAATAGGTATGGTAGATGCCGACGTAGATAGCCGTAAAGAGTGGGCTGATACATACGTTAAAGGTCTAGATATCCTAGGGTTTAAGCAAGAAGAGCGAACTACTCCTTGGGAAGGCGCTTGTGGGGTTAACTCTACTGTCTTATCTGAAGCAGCTATTCGTTTCCAAGCAGAGACAATGAGTGAGACTTTTCCTGCGGCTGGCCCAGTAAGGGTAAAGATTTTAGGTAAAGAGAGCAAAGACAAGCTAGAAGCCGCAGAACGTGTTAAGGCAGATATGAACTATCAGCTTACTGAGACAATGGTTGAGTACCGTCCAGAACACGAGCGTATGTTATATAGCCTAGGACTAGCAGGATCAGCGTTTAAGAAGGTTTATTTTGACCCTACCTTGAATAGGCAAGTTGCTATTTATATCCCAGCAGAAGACGTTATCGTGCCTTATGGCGCGTCTAATATCGAGTCTGCGGAGCGTGTTACACATGTAATGCGTAAGACTAAGAATGAAGTACGGAAGCTACAAGCCGCAGGTTTCTACCTCGACGTAGACTTAGGCGATCCAGCCCCGTACCACACTGACATCGAAGAAAAGAAAGCCGAAGAAGGTGGCTATTCTATAACTGACGATGATCGGTACAGCATATACGAAATTCATGCTGACCTTGTTATCGAAGGCGTAGATGAAGACGACGACGAGCTAGCCAAGCCTTATGTAGTTACTATAGAGAGGGGTAACGGTGAGGTATTATCTATACGTCGTAACTGGGAGGAAGAAGATGAGTTGATGCTAAAGCGTCAGCACTTTGTACATTACGTGTACGTGCCCGGATTTGGCTTCTACGGCCTTGGACTGATCCATATAGTAGGTGGGTACGCTAGAGCTGGAACCTCGCTTATACGGCAATTGGTGGACGCTGGTACCCTATCTAATCTTCCGGGGGGCTTAAAGTCTCGTGGACTGCGTATTAAAGGTGATGACTCTCCAATCGAGCCGGGAGAGTGGAAGGATGTTGACGTACCATCAGGTAGCATCCGCGAAAATATTATGCCCCTTCCTTATAAGGAGCCAAGCCAGACTTTACTTGCACTACTAAATCAGATTACTACAGAAGGTCGCCGTCTAGGGGCTATCGCTGATATGAACATCTCTGATATGTCTGCAAACGCGCCAGTAGGTACCACACTAGCTTTGCTAGAACGTACGCTTAAACCAATGGCAGCAGTACAAGCCCGCGTACACTACGCTATGAAGCTAGAGTTTAAGATGCTCAAAGCAATCATAGCAGAAGAAGCGCCGATGGAGTACGAGTACCTGCCCACTAGAGGCGAAGTATCCGCACGACAGGCAGACTACGCTATGGTCGATGTAATCCCTGTAAGCGACCCTAATAGCTCTACAATGGCCCAGCGAGTAGTACAGTACCAAACAGTGCTACAGATGTCGCAACAGGCACCACAGATATACAACCTCCCTCAACTACATCGCCAGATGATTGAGGTGCTTGGCGTCAAGAACGCTGACAAGCTAGTACCTACGGAAGATGATGTGAATCCTACAGACCCCGTAAGCGAGAACATGAACGCGCTAACTGGTACGCCCATAAAAGCGTTCCTATACCAAGACCATGAAGCTCATATTATAGCTCACCAGTCGTTTATGAAAGACCCTATGATTGCTCAGTCTATTGGGCAAAACCCGCAGGCACAGCAGATTATGGCTGCTCTCAACGCACATATCGCAGAGCACCTAGGGTTTAGATATCGTTCTCAGTTAGAAGAGAAGCTAGGCGTTACCTTACCTGCGCCTAACGAAGCACTGCCAGAAGAGATCGAAATACAGTTGGCAAGACTTGTATCTGAAGGTGGTAAGCAGCTTACGGCTCAACACGAGCAAGAAGCAGCACAGAAACAAGCTCAACAGAAGCAAAAAGACCCCGTTATGCAGCTACAGCAGGCAGAACTACAGGTCAAGCAGCAAGAAGTACAACGTAAAGCCCAGAAGGATCAGGGTGATATGCAGCTTAAACAAGCCGAGTTACAGCGTAAGACCCAGAAAGACCAAGCTGACACGGCAATAGACATGCAACAACTTGAGATAGATAAGCAAGAGTTGCAGATAGACGCCCAGAAAGCGGGTGCAAAACTAGCTGCGGATAGAAGAGTAGCTAGCACTAAACTTGACCTTGATCTACTGAGAGAGGGCAAAAATAAACCCAAGGAGTAAGTATGAAAACCGTCTTAGACGTGCTACAGAAAAAAATCGAAGAAGATATTTCTTCTGCAACAGAATTTCTAGGTGGTGGGGGAGCTAAAGACTTCGCTCAGTACAAAGAAATAACAGGAATGCTACGAGGTCTCACTTCCTGTTTGAACCATGTAAACGACCTTTCGCGCAATTATTTGGATGATGACAATGACTGATATAAGTAATAAAACACCGGAAGTTACGGAAGAAGAGATAGACGCGCAACTACCAAAACCCGTAGGTTATAGGATTTTAGTAGCTTTACCAGAAGTAGAAGATACTTATGGCGAGAGCGGCATCATTAAGTCTAGTAAAGAAATGCATAACGACCACATTATGTCGATTATGGGACTTGTCTTAGATATGGGCGAAAACGCCTACTCAGACAAAGAACGATTTCCTACTGGCGCTTGGTGTGAAGTTGGCGACTATGTAATGTTTCGTATGAACACCGGAACGCGATTTAAAGTTGGTGGGATTGAATACCGTCTTATGAATGATGATTCAATTGAAGCCACCGTAACTGACCCCCGTGGCATATCACGAGCGTAAGGAGTAATATTATGGGATTTCAACCAGTAGAGTACTCGTTCCCACACGAGGAAGATAGTAAGAAAGTGGAAGTAGAAGGTTCTAGTGCGATAGAAATTGATCTATCAGGTAAAAGTGAAGTTGTAGAACCAGAAACAAAAGAAAGTGAAGAAAGCCACAAAGAATTAGATATTGAAGTGGTGGATGATACGCCGAAGGCTGATAGGAATCGTAAGGTTTCTGCGCCTCCAGAAGAGGTAACAGAGGAAGAACTTGAAGATTACTCTGATAAAGTACGGAAGCGAATACAACACTTCAGTAAGGGCTACCACGATGAGAGACGTGCTAAAGAGCAGGCTCACCGAGAACGCCAAGAACTAGAAACTTTTGCTAAAACTCTTGTTGATGAAAACAATAAACTAAAAGGTAGCGTAGAAAAGAATCAGACAGCGTTGCTAGAACAAGCTAAAAAGAACTCAGCTATAGAGATACTTACCGCAAAACGGGCATATAAACGAGCGTATGAAGCCGGAGATGCGGACAAACTGTTAGATGCGCAAGAAAAGCTAACAAACGCAAAGATAAAAGCGGATAAATTAAGTGATTTTAAAGCAGAACCTTTACAAGAGTCCGAAGTTCCTGTACAAATACCCCAACAGTCTGAATCTACCGTTGATACCAAAGCGTCCGAATGGGCATCAGAAAACTCTTGGTTCGGTGATGATGATGAGATGACCGCTTATGCTATGGGCGTACACAGTAAACTTGTTAAGCAAGGTGTGGACACCACAAGTGATGATTACTACGAGACTATAAATTCTCGTATGCGCAAGACCTTCCCTGAAGAATTTGGGGGAGAAGAAGAGCCAGAGGCCAAGACGACTAAACGACAGTCAAATGTGGTTGCCCCCGCTACGCGGAGCACAGCACCCAAAAAGGTGCGATTAACGCAGACACAGGTAGCTATCGCCAAGAAACTTGGAGTACCGCTAGAACTATACGCCCAAAAGGTTGCTGAAGAGATGAGGAAAATATAATGCCTACGAATAGACTTGATAGAGAACTTGAAACCCGTGAGAAAACGGCCCATAAAACTGCTTGGACTAGGCCAGAGGTACTACCCTCTCCCGAACCTCAACAGGGCTATGCATTTCGTTGGATTCGTGTAAGTACTCAAGGAAACGTAGACGCTACAAACGTCTCGTCCAAGATACGTGAAGGTTGGGAGCCTGTTAAGGCATCAGATCACCCAGAAATTACGATTGTCGCTATAGAAAATGAAAGATTTAGAGATAACGTAGTGATTGGTGGTTTGTTACTTTGTAAAGCCCCTGAAGAAATGGTTGGTCAACGTAATAACTATTACAACCAACAAAGTCAGGCGCAGATGAGTTCCGTAGATAATAACCTTATGCGGGAGAACGATCCCCGTATGCCGCTGTTTAACGAGCGGAAATCACAAGTTACCTTTGGTAAAGGTAGCTAAAATAAATTTAATTGGAGTAATTTAAAATGGCTAATATCGCCGCACCATACGGGCTAAAGCCTGTAAAACGTGCTGACGGCCTGCCCTACGCAGGTGCTACTACTCAGTACTTGATTGATCCTGCCGGAGAAGCTACTAACATCTTCAACGGTCAGGTTGTGTTTATCGGAGCTGATGGATACATCGCTATCGCTACTGGTACTGGCGCTAATGCTGGAAACCAAGCGTTCCCAGTTGCAAACTCATTTACTGGCGCTTTAGGCGTATTTATGGGTTGTGAGTATGTAAATGCTCAAGGTCAGTTGATCTTCGCTCAATACTATCCTTCTGGCACTACTGGTGTTGTTAAGGCTTACGTTGTTGACGATCCAAACGT